CTACCAATAGTAGAAGTATATCGTTGTGTGCAAAGTGAGGGATCCCGTTTTGGGCGCCCCACTATTGCCGTTAGAACAACAGGTTGTACTCACCGCTGTTGGTTTGGTGAAGGGGGTTGGTGTGATAGTTGGTATACAAGTATTCACCCAGATAAAGGTACTTTTACTTTTAATGATATAATCGCTATTTATGACGAGAACCCTCAAGTAAAGGAAATGATGCTTACGGGGGGTTCGCCTTCAATGCATTTTGCCTTAGTAAATGAAATTACACACTTTGCCAAAGAAAGAGGAATCCTCGTTACAATTGAAACCGAGGGATCCCATTTTCTCGAGACTGATTATCCGATTAATCTCATTTCTCTTAGCCCTAAGTTTTCTAATTCTGTGCCTAGGGTGGGTATTACTACTCCCGGTGGTAAAATTGTTGATGAAAGGTTTGTCAAAATTCATAATAGGCATAGATTACATTATGAAAACATTAGGAAAACTTTAGATTATCATGAAGATTACCATTTTAAACCCGTTTGGGATGGTACAGATGAAAATTTAAAAGAAATAGAGGAATTTAGAGTTAAAATGGAAATTCCTAAGAATAAAACATTTGTAATGCCCGCAGGTGATACTCGTGAAACATTAGTTGAAATGTATCCTAAAGTATTTGAAATGGTAGCAGAACATGGTTATAATATGACGGGAAGAGATCATATTATAGCATACAACACAGAAAGGGGGGTTTAATGAAGGAACAAGCACTTGAGATTTTAGAAGAAATAAGAGATAATGTTACTATATGCTGTGCTGTAACTATGGAACCTGATGAGGTAGAAGAATTAATAGATAAGTTAAAAAAAGTTATAGAAGAAGAATGGAACAAGCAATAAGTGAAAAAGATTTAGATATTAAAATTAAAATCTTAGCTAAACAAATAAATGATGAACATAGAGGTGATCCTACTCCTATTGTAATGGTGTGTATATTAAATGGGGGATTTATGTTTTTTAGTGATTTAGTAAAAGAAATAGAGATTCCTGTTGAAATAGATTTTATTCGTTGTAAATCTTATTTTGGTAGAAAACAAGGTGATTTAGTTGTGTCAAAAGATCTAGAAACTAAAATTAAAGGTAAACATGTTTATTTAGTAGATGATATTTTAGATTCTGGAAATACTATGGTAGCTGTTAAAAAATTTCTATCTGTTAAAGAACCTAAATCAATAACTCCAGTAGTAGCAATTTATAAAGAAAGTGTGGATTTTGATAGGGTTCTTCATATATTATATCAAGATGTAGATTCTATATTTGATCCTTGGTATATAGGATATGGTATGGATGATGATAAGGGACATAATAGAAATTTAAAAACAATTTATACTATATAATGGAGAATAAGAGAAGAAAAGTACACGAAGAATTAGAAGTAGTACAAACAGGTTTTGCAAACGGTGTTGCTGAAGGTTTTCCACTCCAACAATCAGAAAAAGATAAGATGATTGATGAAGCCGAAGTAGCATATGGTAAATTTTTAGATGCTTTAAAATGTGATTGGAGAAACGATCCCAACTCAATGGAAACTCCAAGACGTGTTGCTAAAGCTTATGTAAATGATTTATGGGCGGGACGTTATACAGCTATGTCGCCTATAACTTCTTTTCCAAGTGATGGTTATGATGGAGTTATTATAGAAAGAAACATACCCCTTACATCTATGTGTTCCCACCACCACCAAACAATTGGGGGTGTAGTCCATATTGGGTATATTGCGGGGACAGAAGGGCAAGTAATTGGTTTATCTAAATTAAATCGTATTGTAGAATTATTTGGCCGTAGGGGGGCAATTCAAGAACAACTAACCTCTGCAATTCATAATGCTGTAGATAAGATTACTGAAGGTAATAAAGGTGTTATTGTTACAATTGTAGGTACTCACAATTGTGTTAGTTGTAGAGGTGTTAAACACCAAGGTGCAGCAATGGTTACTACCAAAGCATCAGGCGCATTTAGAGATGATACAAATCAAGCACGTAAAGAGTTCTTCGACAGCTTGAAAATTAATAATGGAGGACACAATATTTAAAAGTTATGTTAGAGTTTTTATACCACGCACTCGGAATTTGTGGTGAGCACGATCACCCACACTTAATTAACCTTGGCTTTTTAGCAGCTGGGGTATACGCAATCATTAAAATATCAAATAATTATGGCATATTGGCTAGCAAAAGTAAAGGTTGAAGAGGAAACCTCCCGTGGCGCTATGAGATGGACCACTGAACAATTCCTTGTTAATGCAGAAAATGCAACAGACGCAGAAGTTAAATTAACTGAAGAATATTCATCATACCCACATGATTGGCATGTTGATCAGTTAAAGCAAATTAAACTAGTAAAAGTTATTGAGTGATGAATAAAGTACCATTTGTAGATGAAGTGGAGGAATTTAATTTGTTAATGAATAAACCTAACAATTATGAGCCCACAATACCAGAAAAAAAGGAATGGGAGTTTGTATACAACTTCGTCCTGGAAGAACTTGAGGAATATAGAGAAGCATGTGAACGAGGTGACATCGTTGAGATTTTGGACGCTTTGTGCGACATTGCTTATGTCTCATTGGGGAATGGAACTATGTTACATGGCCTTAAGGATAAAATTTGGCCCGCTTATCAAGAAGTACAAGCCTCTAACCTATCTAAGGCTTGCAAAACTGAAGATGAAGCACGAGAAACGGTTAAAAAGAGATCCGAAGAACAAGGTGAGCCCTGCCACTATGAAATGGTCGGTGATAAGTATATTGTATACCGTACGCGTGACAGAAAAGTTATGAAAAATATTAATTATTTTAGACCAGACTTAAAACAGTTTTTTAATGAAAATGAATTAAAAAATGTCTGATAGAGAAATAATGAATTCAAAAGGTTTTAAAAAGAATAAAATGCCAATTAATTTTGATCCAAAACAACCCAAAGTACAAGTAAAAAATATTGACCAAATGCCTGACCAAAAATGGCATCGTAGAATTTCGTTTCTTAAATCAGGAATCAGGATTGTAGGTTATGTTTTTATCCCATTTAATTTAATCGCTGCTACAGCATTACTTGTTGTAAGTGAAGTAGTAGGAATTATAGAAGAATTAGTATGAAAAAGTTTTTATATTTTAGTGCCCCCTGGTGTGGGCCTTGTGAACAATTAAGTCCTGTTATGGATGAACTTCATGCAGAAGGAATGACAGTCCAAAAAATTGATGTAGATTCTAACCCTGAAATTGTCCAATCATTTAATATTAGAAACGTTCCTACTGTAATTTTACAAGTAGATAACGTAGAAAAGGGAAGGAAAATTGGCCTTGCGTCAAAATCTATGTATATTGACCTATATAATCAAGGTTAATGTATAAAAATTGTTATGTTCAAAGAGGTGAAGAATGGAATCATTATAGAATCCATTTATGGACTGATGAGGGATACTCTATAGAAGATTACCAAAATTATGGTTATTTAGAATGTACAGATAGTGCTGCTACTCATATTGGCCTTAAAGGAGAAAATCTTAAGAGGGTATTTAATTGGGAAAGAAATGACCCTCGTATGCACTATTCTGATCATACTAGGGGAAATATTCACACTAAATTTCTTATAGACAAATATGGTGATGATGATACTCCCTCGGTAACTCATAGAGAAGTATTTTTTGATATTGAGATTGAGATAGGAGGTGCTCTTACCCCTGAATATATCAAAAAAGCCCCTAAACCAGTTACTTCAATTGCCCTTTGGGATAAACAATTAGATGATTGGAAAATCATTATCCTAGATAAGGATAATAATATTGAACATACAGTTGATAAACAGGGGAGAGAAGTAATCCCTGTTAAGAGAGAATCTGATTTACTAGAAAAATTTCTTAACACATTAGAAGAGATAGAACCAGATATCCTTATAGGATATAATAGTGATTATTTCGACATTCCTTATCTTTACTATAGAATTAAAAATACATTAGGAGATAGATATGCTAATAGAATGTCTCCTATTAAAATAGTAGAAGAACAAACATGGAATGAAGATGTACCTATCAGAATAGCCGGAGTTACTTCTCTTGATTATATGCGCTTACATAAAAAGTATAGTTTTAAAGATGAACCATCTTTTAAATTAGATGCTTTAGGTGAAAAATATGTTGGTCAAAAGAAGATTGAATATGAAGGTTCACTTGATAGGTTATTTGCAGAGGATAAAGAAAAATTTATTGAATATAACTTTGTTGATGTTTTAATACTTAAAAAACTAGACGAAAAATTTCAATATATTGATCTAACTAAAAACCTTGCCCATAAAGGAAAAGTGTTATATGAAGAAGTGTATTTATCTTCTAAAATTCAGGATGGTGCTATTTCAAGTTGGTTATTATCTGAAAATATTATTCCACCTAATAAGGACTTAGACCCACTTACTAAGAAAAATTATGCAGGTGGTTATTTATTTTGCCCTAAAACAGGTATTTACAATTATATGTTTGATGAAGACCTTACATCACTATACCCTTCTATTATCATGTCTTTAAATATAGGCAAGGAAACTTATGTAGGTAGAGTATTAGATTTATTTGATGATAGGAATAATAGATTAGGTTTAAACGACTTAGAAAAAATGGTCAACGAAGACCCCGAAAAAGAGATGCCTGTTGAAAATCTTCAACGTAAACAAAATTATATGAAGGTTAAAGATGTTATAGATACTATCAAAAAGAATAATCTATCTGTAACAGCTAATGGTGTTATGTTTAGAACAGATAAACCATCTACTCTAAATGTTATTCTGGATAAATGGTTTGATGAAAGGGTAATGTATAAGAAAGCTATGAAAAAAGCTTATAAAAATGGTAATAAAAAAGAAGGTGAATTAAATCATCTTAAGCAATATACTATGAAAATTTTGCTTAACTCACTTTATGGTGCTACCGCTTTACCATCATTTAGGTATGGTAGTGTTATTTTATCTGAAGGCATCACACTTACAGGACAACGTATCATTCAAGAATCGGCTTTATTTGCAAATACACATATGAATAAGGTATTACGAGGAGAATTAAAATTAGAATTATGAAAGAAGAAATACCATGGTGGATCTGTAATGAGGAAGATAAAAACTTCTGCACATATGTGGATACAGATTCTAATTATTTTCATGCTGAACCACTTTTGAAGCACTTATATCCTAATTTTTCAGAATTACCTGCTGAAGAACAGGACGATTTACTTGAAAAAATGGCTTTAAAATACCAAGATTTAATTACAGAATATTATGATACTTTAGCTAGGGAAGCATTTAATATAGATAAACACCGTTTAGAAATGAAAACGGAGTGCACTATTCGTTCTGGTTTTTTCTCAGGTAAAAGAAGATATGCACAATATATTACTAAAAAAGAAGGTATTAAAGTAGAAGATATAGATGTTAAAGGTCTTGATTTTATGAAATCAAATTTCCCTCCCCTATTTAAAAAATTCTTTAATGGTATTTTAGATAAAATCCTATTTGGTGCTACTAGAAATGAAATCGATCAGGAAATTTTAGAGTTTAAAAATAGTTTAGATACATTACCTCTAGAGTTACTAGGTAAGCCAACAGGAGTAAAGGATATTAAAAAGTATATTGAACGTCCCCCGGGTGCTGGAAATATATTTACTACCCTTAAAACCGGGGCCCCTGTAAATGTTAAAGCAGCAGTTAGATATAACGATTTCCTTAAATTTAAGGGTTTAGATAAAAAACACTCTCAAATAGTTGCTGGTGATAAAATCAAATGGGTTTATTTAAAAGATAATCCTTATAAAATTGATACTATGGGTTTCTTAGATTTTGATTTTCCAGAAGAAATTCGTACATTTGTAGAGCAATATATTGATAGAGATAAAGCATTTGATTCTATACTTAAAAATAAGCTAGAATCATTTTATAAAGACTTAAGTTGGGGTAGTTTAACCCTTAATACACATGTAAACAATTTTTTCTCATTCTAATGACAGATAAAAGAATAATAGATAGTTTTATAGGCAAATACCACTTAGGGGGCAATATAGAACGAACTAAATGGGTTTCAGATGGTGAATCCCTTAAAGCTGATTTTATAAACGATTCACAAAATTTAGTAGGTAAAGTAGTATCTAAAAAATTTAAATTTCCAATAGGGGAATTTGGCATTTACAGTACTTCTACTTTAAGTAAAATGTTAGGAATCCTCGAAAACGAGGTTATGTTTGACATAATAAAAGAGGGAGGAACACCTGCTAGGTTTAATATAGGTGATACTGCTATGGATATTAAGTTTAATTTAGCAGACCCACAAGTTATTCCTAATGTTCCTTCCATTAATAAAACAGAAGGTAATATTTATGTGGAATTAACTGAAGAATTTACTACACGTTTTATTAAATCTAAAGACGCAGTAGGCGAAGAAGTGTTTTATGTTTCTACCCAAGACGGATTTACTTCACCTGAAGTAAAACTTACTATAGGAAATAGTACGTCTAATTCAGTATCATTTGCCGCCCATATAGAACCTGGTAGTGCTGAAGTAGAATTAGATAATATACCTTTTAATGCAGATTTAGTTAAAGAAATATTCAAACATAATAAACGCTTTGAATTAGGTTGGATGGATATAAATCCAAAAGGATTAATGTCTTTTGCATTTAAATTTGGAGACCTAGAAAGTAATTATTATCTTGTAAGAAATCAAAATCAATAATAAATGGAAAATATCCCAATTACACCGTTGGCTGATCGTGTGTTGATCCAACCGATTGAAGCTGAAGAATCAACCTACGGGAACATTGTTGTTCCTGATATGGGTAAGGATCGTCCTGACTTTGGAAATGTACTTGCAGTTGGTCCTGGCCGTTATGACAATAATGGTAATTTGGTCCCTATGCGGGTTGAAGTAGGACAAAAAGTTATTATGCCTAAGTACGGGGCAAATACCGTAGAAATTGAAGGTGAGGAATATGTTCTTGCCTCGGAATCAGAAATTTTAGGATTTATAAATTAATAAAACATGAGTAAAACTATTAAATTTGGAGAAGACGGAAGAGGTAAACTTCAAAATGGAGTTAACCAGCTTGCAGATGCAGTCGCAAGTACTCTCGGACCATATGGACGTAACGTAATTCTTGGAAACGCAATGGGCACCCCCCATTCTACAAAAGACGGTGTTTCTGTGGCTAAAGAAGTTAGTCTTGAAGACGCTATAGAAAACACAGGTGCTCAAATTGTAAGACAAGCAGCAGTAAAAACAGGTGAACAAGCAGGCGATGGCACTACCACAGCAACAGTACTTGCTAGAGAAATTTATAATCAAGCACTTGATGCTGTAAGTAATCGTTCTAATAATGCTATTGATATTAAAAGAGGTATTGATAAAGCTGTAAAAGATACTATTGAAGTTTTAAAAAACCAAACACAAGATATTTCAAACGAGGATCAACTTAAACAAGTGGCTACACTTTCGGCAAATAATGATACTGAAATTGGCACTTTAATCTCTACAGCTTTTGATAAAGCAGGACGTGAAGGAGTTATTACAGTTGAAGAAAGTAAAACCCATGAAACTACACTTGAGGTAGTTGAAGGTATGCAATTTGATCGTGGTTATAAGTCACCTTATTTTGTTACTGATAATGGATCAATGACATGCCAACTTGATGAACCTTACATTTTAATGTATGATGGTAAAATCAGTGCGGTTAAAGAATTGTTGCCTTTATTAGAGGGTGTTAGCCAACAAAATAAATCTCTCTTAATTGTTGCTGAAGACATTGATGGAGAAGCACTTGCCGCAATGATTGTAAATAAAATGAGAGGTATTCTTAAATGTGCAGCTGTTAAAGCTCCTGATTTTGGGGAACGACGTACTATGATTTTAGAAGACATGGCTGCACTTACAGGTGGTACTGTAGTATCTAAACAAAAGGGTATAAAACTTGATAAGGTTACATTTGATATGCTTGGTGATGCTCGTGGGGTTACTATCAGTAAAGAAGAAACTACAATTGTTGATGGTGCTGGTAGTGAAGAAGAAATTGGTAATCGCCTTGAAGAAATTAAAAGCCAAATCGATAAAGCAGAAAGTAATTATGCTCGTGAACAACTTCAACAACGTCTTGGAAAACTAGCAGGAGGTGTAGCCGTGATTAATGTTGGTGGTCATACTGAAACTGAAATGAAAGAACGTAAAGATAGAGTAGATGATGCTGTACATGCAGTTGAAGCTGCTATTGAAGAAGGTATTTTACCCGGTGGAGGACATGCTTTGCTTTGTGCCTCTTATAAAATTGAAAATGATACACTTAGTGAATCTCAAGAAATTGGGTATGAAATAGTTCGTAAAGCTATTAAAAAGCCTTTTATACAAATTTTAAGTAATGCTGGTTATAGTGAAGAAAATTGTGTTCACTTAACTTTAGAACTAAAAGATGATTTTGAATTGGGGTGGAATTTAGCCACAGAAAACAAAGTTAACATGTTATCTGAAGGTATTATTGATCCCACTAAGGTTACACGTTGTGCTCTAGAAAATGCAGCATCAGCTGCTGGTACTCTATTAACTACAGAATGTGTAATTGTAGATAAACCTGAAGAAAATAATACACCTGAACAACCTATGTTCTAATGGATTTATTTGTAGAAAAATATAGACCCCAAGATTTAAATGGGTTTGTAGGAGACGATACTATTCGTCTTAAAATCCAAGAGTACCTTAAAACAGGTAAACTACAAAATCTACTATTGTTTGGTCCAGCGGGGACAGGAAAAACCTCGCTGGCCAAACTAATAGTAGGGCAACTGGGTGCGGATCACCTTTATATTAATGCCTCAGATGAAAGGGGTATTGACACAATTAGAGATAAAATTATCCCTTTTGCTTCTAGTATTGGGTTTAATGGATTAAAAGTAGTTATATTAGATGAATCAGATTACCTCACAGCCCAAGCACAGGCAACTCTTCGAAATGTTATGGAAAGTTTCAGCGCATCCTGTAGGTTCATTCTTACTTGCAATTACCTTGATCGTATCATTTCTCCCCTTCAGTCTCGTTGTATGGCTTTTGGAATTACTCCTCCTTCTAAAAAAGAAGTGGGACAACATGTTCTCCAAATCTGTGAAAGTGAAGGAATTAACTATACTAAGGAAGATCTGGGACAAGTAATTATTACTCATTACCCCGATATTAGAAAAATCCTTAATACCTTACAGGGCAGTTTAAAAGATAATCAATTAGTATTAGATACTAAATCCCTTAAAAATACTGATTTTGAAAATAAAGTAGTTAATGGATTAAAAAATAAAACCCCTCTTAAAGATATAAGACAAATGATAGCAGATAGTGGTGCTACACAATTTGAATCCTTATTTAGGTGTCTTTATGATAATGTAGAGGAATATACTACAAATATAGGTGATGCGATAATTATAATAGCTCAGTATCAATATGAGTATGGATTTGTAGTAGATAAAGAAATCTGTATTGCCGCAATGTTAAATAAATTATTAAAGTTATGAGTGTAAATTCACAAAGACAAAATTATGAACAATTCCAAGAATGGTATAAGTGGTTTAATAAAAAATATAATAGGTTTCATAAACTTAGATTTAAAAAGCCTGTAAAGAAAAATTATTATAATAGCTAATGCAACAACAAAATTTTAATTTAGATCTTAGCCAAACTACTCCGGTAATATGTGAAAAATGTAGGCACGAACATTTTATTGAAGTTAACATAATACGTAAACTATCTCCTATGCTATCGCCAACAGGACAACCAGCATTAATTCCTATTCCTGTTTATGCCTGTTCTAAATGTAGTCATGTAAATGAAGAATTCCTCCCGAAAGATGACGCCCTTTGATTTTTTAAAATTAGTACACGATAAAAAAATTAAATGGGAAGACCTTAATGAAGACGAACAAAAAACCTATAATAAATTTATTATTAATAGGGCGTTAGGGTTTAATAATAATATGTTAGATATAGTAAATCGTTTACAAGGATATGATGTTACTCCAAAAGAATCTTTTAAATACTACCAATCTATGACTGGTAATAAATTTAGGTTTAATAAGTGGATTAAAGGAAGCAAAGAAAAATCTTTTAACTCTGAATTATTACTTAAGATTGCTAATTATCTAGAGTGTTCTAAAAAACAAGCTAGTGAATATTTAAATATTCTATCTAAAAAAGAAACTAAAAATTTACTTAAACATATAGGTTTACAAGATTCTGAAATCAAGAAATTAATGAAAAAATGATAAATTTTAACGAAGAAGACGATGCAGCTGTAAAATGGTGTGAAGAAAAATACCCTGAATTAACCCAGGAATATAAAAAAATCATGATGGAACAGTATGTTTTGTTTTGTAAAAAACATAGGAACTATGGACCAACAAATATTAATGTAGGTACTAATCTAGAAACCGAAGCAGATATTAAATTAGCACTCACCGGCTTATGGTTTAGAATAAACGATAAAATACAGAGATTAAAAAACTTGGTTGTGCAAGGAGAACCTGATACAGTAGGGGAACCTATAGAAGATACGCTTAAAGACCTCAGTGTGTACGGAATTATAGGCCAAATCGTACAACAAGGTAAATTTAAATGATTTTAGAAAACGTACAGAACACAGTTGTCCCAAAAATGGATTGGGAAAAATATAAGATGGTTTCTTATACCCAATTTTCGGCATGGAGTGAATGCCCCCACAATTGGAAATTAATGTATA